TCTAGTTGTTTGTCAATGTCAGGTTCATTTGATGCGAACCACACTTTAAATTTAAGAGCATATCCATGGAGCAACTCACAATGTGAATGAGATGCTTTCCATTGACGTATTGCTACTGAATAGTTTTCGAATAATTTTGTCGAAATATATCTTGCCATTAGTTATAACCTTTTATAAATTGATAAAATTCTGATCTTGCATCGCCGTCATTTAAAAATGCTTTGGATAGTTTCGCAGTCTTCATGGAAGCTCCTTGATGTTTAACTCCTCTACAAGAAACACAGTTATGTGTAGCTTCAATCATTACAGCAACACCGTTATTATTTTCAATAAGTTCGTCAATTGCATGATGAATAGCTACTGTTAATTGTTCTTGAATAGCTCCTCGTCGACCAAAATGCTCTACTACTCGATTCAATTTACTCAAACCAACTACATTTCCATTTTCTTCTGGAATATATGCAATATGCACAAGTCCTCCAATTGTTTGATGATGATGACTACACATTGATGTCAAAGGAATACCTCCTTCAAAAACTATTCCGTCATAGCCGTCACTTGGAAATGAAGTGATATCTGACATTGGCTCATATCGTCCGCGCCATAAATCATTTACATATGCTTTTGCTACACGACGCGGAGTATCGGCAGAATTAGGATCTTCGCGGAAGTCTACGCCTAATGCTATTAAAAACTTTGCATAATGAAATGCTGCGTCATCAATAATTTCTTGTTTTTCTTCGTCAGTTAACCGAGCATTTGGCCCGTGCATTGCCTGTTTGTTTGCTAAATGTCTAGAGATGCCGTTCGCAAAACCAGCCTGTACTAACTCTAAGTTTTTTCGTTGTTTTGTCGTCATATAACTTGTTCTTTATAATTATAATATAAGTTATTATTTTAATCTTTCAAAGTTTTTCCGCCTTTTTTATGAGCTGGTATATATGGACAATGTCTACATCCATTACCGCAACATGATCCGCGGCGTTTATGATATGATTCAGTCATCACTCGATAACCATTTTCGTAGTAAAAATCAGTAGGAAGGAGCTTATCCCGTAAGATAAACTCCTTTACAAATAATTCTTCAACCCAATTGGATTTCATTATTTTTTTCCTTCTGCTACACTCGCTTTTTTATACGGTGTGATTAATTTTTTTAAATCTCCAATCTGCTTTCTAGCAACTGTTTGAGATTTCTTTGTCGTACCGTTGTGTTGAGCTTCAAACTCTGTCCACATTTCTTTCATTGTTTCGAATAATTCTTGCTTACTCATATATTTAACCTTTATTTATTTGTTACTATTTTACTTCACACGCTCCGCCAGCACAAGCTAACTCTCCTGACAGATCTGTATTATCATCAGATTCAAAAACTTGTGTTAGATCAATGTTTGTTAATGATTCTAACATTTCTTCATATGTTTCTTTGCTACAATCTTCAAAAGGAGCCTGTGTATATGTTCCTCCATCATATGGTAGAACCGATAACCCATTGTAATATTCTCTGTTTTCCCACATCCATTCTCCAGCTCTTTCCCATTCATCTGATTTCAATGAAACTGTTGCTGATACATTGTGAGTGTTATTTCCGCTTCTATGTCCACTCTTTACCCACTCTGTTGCAACACGCTTAATTCGTTCTAGCAAATCAAATGGAGACTCTGTTCTCATAATAGCTCCTTCTGGTGCCATTTGTGGAATAGATATTACAGCAGTGTCATGTGGTCGGAAATATTCATCTTCGATTAATTCTGGATGATTTTCTTGTAAATATTTGTATATAGATTCATTTTTACCGACTCTAATTCGTCTGATATAATAATCATTGTGCCATGCATGAATACCAGATGATGTTCCTAATGTTAACGAAGTAGTTCCTGCAGGTTTCACGGTAGTTACGCGAGCTGCTTTATTAATGCCAATCATTGCAGCAACCCGAGCGTTTTCTTTCTTGGCTACTTTTGCTGCATTTTGCATATCATATTTTAAAACTGTGCCTGATCCAATACCCGTCATCGAAACTCCTACCAATGCATCTTTTTCTGTGTTATCTCTCCATACTTCTCTTAAATAATGGAAATTAGTATAACCAGCTTGAAGTGTTCCGATAAATGATGCTGCTTTTACTCTTGCTTCAAAATCTTCTTGTGATTCGATATCCGATGAATTGACTTCACATAGATTACAGAACTGATATGGTCTCAATGCAATTTCACAACATGGATTAGTTCCCCAATCTTTATCATTTGAAAAATAAATACCAGGCTCACCTGCCCCAGAAAGTTCTACACGTTTCCATAAATCTAAGAAATATTTTTTAGTAATTTTATGACGCATTAAAACTGCTGAGTTGTTTGCACGACCTCTTTGTGGATTTTCTTCCCACCATGCTCCTGATTTACATGAAATCATTTCAAAGTCATCTGCTGAAAACAATGAAATAAGAGCTGCTCTACGAATACCACCGGCTAACACAGCATCAGCAATATGACATACAATATCATGCACTTCGAGTGTTGTTAATTTTTCACCATCTTCTTTGTCATTCAAGATACCTTTGATTTTAACTAAACATTCTTTAAGTGGCTGAGGACCTGGTGCTTTACCTCCTGATGTTACTAGTTGAGCTCCTTTTGGACGAATATCAGAAAAATCAAATTGAACTTTGCTTCCACCATAGAAATATGACTTCATTAAAACTTTTACTGCATCTGCCCATCCTTCAATTGAATCACTAATTAAAAATCGTTTCTTTCTTTTCGGATATGGTTTTCTGATCGCCGGTAATTGTTCAACATGATGTTTCTGTACAGAATAACCAACACCGGTTCCTCCTAGCAATAGAAACATTGTCTCTGAAAAAGAATCCATGTGGTCAATTGGCAAATATGCACAATTATAAACGCGGTTCGGAGAAATTTCAATTGGCTTACCACCAAACTGTAAACTTCTCATTGATGGCAAAACTTTTTTGTCGTATACCATTTGATATACCTCATTAATTTCGTCTTGCAATTCGGGATACTTTTTTATATGCATATTCTTGTTCCGGGTAACTAATTCTTCCCATGTTTCTCTGCGATTTAGTTCCGGGATATACTTTGCATACTTCATATAAACCGTAATGTCTGACAAAATTTTGTTTGAAATGTTCATTATGAATCCTTTATGTTTTTAAAATGTTTATAGATAAAAAATGGCCGGAGGTAAGTCCGACCTTTTTATTTAATAATAAATATAGTTTTAACCCAATGTTCCACCCAGATCTTTAAACTTTTGTGCAAGATTTTTTTTGATTAAAGTTTCACCTGTTTTCATTGTTTGAGTTGTTTGTTTTCCTTGTGTAGTTTGCGGTTCAAAGAATTGAAATTGCCCGTTATTAGTGTTAATTTTACTAGGCAATGTAATTCCATCTGGACCAAACCTATTCTTGATAACATGGCCTCGACCCGTGCCAGACAATTTATCTTCGACCTTTCTGGAAAGTGACATCAAGAAGTCTGCTACCATTACTTTTCCATATGACGACGCAATTTTGTCAGCTTCGATAACATCTTCTTCCAATGCACTACGACCTGCTTGCGAAGCTGTCCACATGGGAATCTGGTATTCTCCTGCCATTCCCCGTAGTTCTTCGTAAAGTTCTTCAAGAGCTTCATGTTTGTCTTTCTTGTTGTTAATTTTTAACAAATCTGCATAATCCACAATAATTAAATCTGCTTTGGTTCCTAGCATCATTGTTTTTTCTAAATGAGCTTTAAGTCCCATAACACCGGTTGACTTGGTTGGAAAGTATCTAATAATCAAATCACCTGGAGTTTGATCCATTTTCTTTTGAATCGTGTCTTGGTGATGTTTTAGGTCCTGTGCACCTATGCCTGTTAACACTGAATCATATCGTTGACCGACATAATCTTGATTCAATTCAAATGTGTAATGTATAACTGTTTTACCAGCTTTAATAGCATTAGCTCCAATATTAATTAATAACCATGATTTACCAATACCTGCCGGTGCCATTACTACACCTAATTCGCCTTGAGCTAAACCACCGTCCATTAAATCATCAATTACATCCCATCCGGTAGTAATTGTATCGCGGGCTGCTTCAGTGTATCTGATAGCAACATCCTTTTTATATTCTAATCCAATATCAGTGTCAGCACCAGCTTTCATTGCTGAATCGATAGTTGACTTTATTGCATCATAGTTACCTAGAGATAGCAATTTAACTGACTCTGTGATAGCTCTTTTTATTTCTTGATTTTTACAAAAATTTAATATTTCATTTTTAACAAATGATAAATCATCAGATTCCATGAACCGAAACACTTCTTTGAGTTGCTCTAAGATTGCAGCTTTCAACACATCATCTGTGATATCAGTAATTTTAACTTTTAGCACGTCCTTTGACGGAGGTGTCTTATATTCTTTAAAATGTTCTAATACTGTTTCTAAAATCCATATGTTGGCATCTGATTCAAAATATTCTGGCAGAATAATATCTGCTATCTGTTGCATGAACCCGCGGTCCGTAAACATTGCGGCGATGGCTTTTACTTGGAAACTCCATCCATATTCTGATAATTTATCCGTCATACATTTATAATATAATATTCATTGTAATAATCCAAAAACTATTTTGTTTGTTGTGCAAATGCATTTAGTGATAACCATGTATTGTTCAACCATTCTGGTAGGTTCTTCATAGTGGTCCACATTTTATCTTCCATAAACAATCGACGGAATTCATTTTTATCTAATGAAGCAATAGGCGAGTCTACAATGTGTCGTATATTAGATTTATGTGTTGCAGAAATATCCAACTCTTTGAGATTCATTAACAGATAATTTTTTTCAAGAGTTTCCTGATGATCTGCTATTTTTTTATATTTAGTGGATTCTGTTATTAAATTGTTAGATTTTTTTAATATATCATCAATACCATATGGTTCTGGTAATGCTAGTTCTGGTAACAGTTTAGCAATTGTCTTAGGACCAATGCCGGGAACTCCGGGTATATTATCTGATTTATCTCCTGTGAATGATCTGTAAGCTACATAGTTATTTGGATGAACTCCGAATTCTTCTAGAACTGTTTCAGTCGTATACATTCGTTTTTTAATCGGACTCCATATTTGCACTTTGTCGTCTACAAGCTGATAAAAATCTCTGTCTGTGCTAACAATGGTAATTCGTTTGCTTGTTTCGTGATACATATCTGAAATATAAGCAATAGTGTCATCTGCTTCAATTCCATCAATTGACAGAAAGGTAACTGGTAAACAATCTAGATATGATACAAGCCGACTAAATTGAAATCGCATCGCTTCTTGTTCGTCTTCGATTGTTGCAAACTGATGATGATCATGTCTGCGAAGTCTGGTTTTATTGGCTCGATTAGCTTTGTAATCTTTGTATATTGACTTTCTGCGACGAGAACCTCCCCGGCCGTCAAACACAATTATACACCGAGATGGTTTAAAATCTCTTACTACTTTTCCTATAGAAAACAAAAAGCCGGTTATTCCTCCGATATGATCGCCATCTTCATTGGTTGACGGTGTCGCTCCAAATGCTCGAATAAATGTGTTTAATCCATCGAATACCAGAATATGATCATTAACATCGGAAGGAGATTGATCTCTTTCTTTTTGTAGTTCTTTAAATAATTTTTGATATTTATTCATACTATATATAATATAATGAATTTATTTTGTATAAACAAGAAAAGCTGAGGATTTCTCCCCAGCTTCCTTTCCAGTAAATTAAATTAGTTAGCCTTCTTCATTGAGCACTTCATCATCAACGATAACATCATCGATACCACCGTCAACACCTGCTTGATATTTAAAGATATATGAATCGCATATTCTCTGATACAAACGGTCTCTAACTTGCGGATTATCTGCTACCTTTTCCATGAAGTCTTTAGACTGAAATTTAATTTCTTCGAGAACTTCTCCAGTTTCTAGATCCACATCTTGATATGTATACCAAGCGCCGGCCTGTGTAACTAGTTTAAAGTCTTTCATTACTGTCAACCAACCTCCGTAATTATCAATACCACTATCAAAATAGATATCATAATCAACAGATCTTTGCGGAGGCCCCATTCGATTTTTAACTACCAAGCATCGAGTTTTAATTCCTACTACTTGGTCTTTCCCGTTAACTTTTGCTTTGATTTGACCTACCGATTTAAGTCGTAGTCTGACAGATGCATGGAATGGAAGTGCTTTACCTCCTGATGTTGTCCATGGATCGCCAAATGAAACTCCTAATTTAGTTCTGAGCTGATTAGTGAAAATCAGACATATTCGTTCTCGAGCAATCCAATTGGTAACCTTACGCATTGCCTTTGAAAGAATAATTGATTTAGAAGTAGCATAACCATCCTTATCGTATTCTGCATCCATTTCTATTTTTGTGGACGCACCCATTACAGAATCAACTATAATAGTAACCAATCGATCTTTATCTGATTTACGAACATTTTCTACAATCGTTTCAATCGTTTCAAAAATCTCTTCAATTGTTTCAAGTGGAACATAAAGCATTTGTTTCAAATCAACCCCTATGGCTGTTAAAAACTCTGCACTTGAGGCGGCTTCAGTATCGATATAGACACCTAGACCGCCCTTTTTCTGTGTTTCTGCAAGTGCATGAGCTGCTAACAAAGATTTACCTGAAGCTTCTAACCCTGTTATTTCGGTTATTCTTCCTACAGGAAATCCTCCATTAGGCCGATTAGAAATTGCCAAATCGAGCATGGAGCAACCAGACCCAACCCATTCTGATACATTGGTTGGTGCATCAGCATCGCCTTGCAAAAAGAAAGCAGTTTTATAGTTTTGACCTTTAAACTGTTTGTTGATACTATCTGCTAAAGTTGATGCCAACGAATCTTCCAGTTCGTCCTTTGATTTTGACTTTTTCTTAGCCATAATGTAACCCTAAATTAATTGTTGAATAAATCGTTAAATGCGTCTGACACATTGGTATGAGTTTCAGCAGCTGGCTTTTCATCTGAAGTAGTAGCTGTCGCAGTTTCTGTTGTTGCAGTGTTTGTGTTTTGATTAACATCTGCATCAGCATCTTCTGGATTCATCCACTCTTCCAATGCTTTTTCCAACTCATCATACGTTGGCTCAGGGAAGATATCAGTAATTTTAATCTGATTCATAATCTTTTCAGCAATTGCTTTATCTTCTGTTGCCGGAGATGTGTTAGGTTTAACACGAATTGATGTTTTAGGATATGCTCCTGGTGCTTCTGCTGGCGTAAACTCTACATCAATGTCACGACCATTCATCAAATCAGTGATATCACCGTAATCTGGATCTGAAATGATTGAAAGAAGTTCTGTGTAAATAGTTTTACCAAAGCCCCAAAATTTAACTCCTTCGGCTTCTTTGCCGCGAACAATAACCGGTACATATGTACGCATCTTTGGCTCGATTTTTCTACCCATCATCCATTCATCTTTATCACCGGTGCCTTTTAGCTTGTCAGCGAATTCCACAATTGGATCTGCATTTCCAAATGTAACCGGAGAAAGCATACTTCGCTTTCCGATGTCATAATGGAAATACATTTCTAGGAATGGATTGTCTTTGCGGTGAACATATGGTACGATACGTACTCGAGTCTTGCCAGGTTCTGGCTTCCAAAGGTTTTGTTTTCTGTTGTCGGTTTTGTTTAACTGGTTAAGTTTGTTTTTAATTGCACTTAAATCTAATGCCATTGTTACTCCTGTTTAAATTATTAATTTATGTTATTTATTAATTATATAGTAAATAATTAATGTGTTAAGTCCAAGTAATTGTTTAATTTTTTTTTAATTTATTTTTTCTTGAGGAAACGACCTCGATGTAGTTTATCAGAAGCTGTGATAGCTCTGTTACGATACGTGTTTAACCACTTATAATTGTCTTGCATATATTTCCATTCGACACCGTCTGCTCTGTCTTGTTTTATTTCTTGTTCCTTTTCAGATGCTGACGCAGTATTATACCAATATGAATGTAATAATTTTCTTGCAGGTGCTGTTAATGGCTTAGCAGAAAATTCATATCCTTCCGGTGGCTTATTATAATAGTTACTTACATTGTCGTGTGTTATAATTTCCGATGCAGCAGAAGGGTTTTCAGATGCATCTGGATATCCGTTGTTGTTAGCATCTCCATCGCCTTGTTCTGATAATAGCGTTTTTAGACGTATCATGATTTTATTTTTTATTTAGTATGTTATTATCTCGTTGCCACTTCATTACTCGATAACCAATATTCGAAGTATCGCCGGCTGCGACTGCTTTTGCTAAGTTATATATACTAGTTAATGTACTAGAAATATTATTGGAGAGCCCTTTCCATCCAGCATAGGTTTTTGATATCGGATACATTGAGTTAAATTCATGATGAAAAGCTGCATGTTCTTGACCGCGTGTCCCTAAATCAGATGATTTTGGCGTTTTATTATATTTTTCATATAAATCCATAACATCTTGTTTGAAATTAGTCATGTCGATTCTACGATATCTAACACGATCATACGTTTTTTCTAATGTATTAATCAATAAATTTAAAAATTCGGTGTCCATCTCCGGATCTAAACCAGGCAACAATCCTCGTTGAGCTAATGTTTGATATCCAGTTTTTTCTGTTTTGTCAGGATATCCGTTGTTGTTAGCATCGCCATCGCCTTGTTCATTTAAATTCTTGGTGCCGAATCGATACATAGTTTCCGCAAGTATGTTTTTTAGTTGTATCATTTTTTCCTTTATATATAAAATTATACTTCTAACCTAACATTCTATTATGAATGATCTCGGCAAGTTCTTCTTCTGTCATTTCTAATTCAGCTGGCATTTTGTCGGAGGTTTGAAAGTTGTTCATATCAACATCATCAATTGACCCCATTTCAAATGAAAAATCAATTTCAATATTCGGACCACCAGTAGGATTTTCAAAAATAGCTTCTCCGTCAAATTTAATATCTGAAACGATACGATCGATATCAATTACTTCATCTGGTGTCCCAGCATATACACCATATACTTTGCTGTCTTCGATTTGCTGTTCAATGTCGCCTCGTAACATATCAATGAACTGCCCATCTAATTCTTCATCATAATATACAGTCGACGATGTTCGTCTCCAATCAATTTCAACTGATTTTACTTTTATAATGATGTTACGATTTAGCGAATTGTTTAGATCATCTCGTTCGCTTAGATTTTTAGTTCCGAAGCGGCGCATATTTTCCGCCAATATATTTCTTTTCATCATGTAATCCTTATATATAATATAAATATATCAATTCCAAGAAAATCTCTTGAAAAACTGTAACTCGACTATTCGGTACCCATCATTAGAATCTGTTAGTATAAATGAGTTTTGATATCGCATCCAATCAAGTTGATATGTTTTATCTAATATCCCGTTATTTATTCTTTTTATTACTTCATTGAGAGCGTTAACAGTGTATAAAGTATTAGTTTCTTTTTTGCGATGTATGCTTATGGTATTAGATGCTCGTTTTGAAGAATTAATTACATTGTATGTGCAAAACAAAGAATCGGTATCTTCTGCATTTGAAAACACAAATATACGGTGTTCTGGGATTTCATAGTTTAATTGTATGTAATCCATTATAATGTTTAAATCTGATTTATGTGCGAAGGTGCAAAGTAGTTGAGTTTTCAATTTTAATCCTGTGTTAGAATTTTTTTGGTTCAATGAAAATTAAAAAACGAACTGATACATTGTTACCAATGCGAAATTGTTTTTCATATTCGCCTGTTTCGCCAGATGTTATAACAGACGCAATTTGTTCGTCAAAATTTAATGTCTGTAATCCGTCTTTGATTTGTTTTTTTAATAGTTCAGATGTGCCAGATTTTTCAATTTCACTGTAAATTTCGTTACCTAATGATAATTTACGAAGTAATTGAGATGAAACTACATACACTTTAAAATTATCGAAGTTATAGCCGCTCCCGTCTCGTATTACAAACAAATAATATTTAGTAGGATCATTTGAAAAGAATGTGGTTTGTAACTGAATAGAAACTGATGATTTTTGTGTAGATTTTACTTCGAATGTGCTAGTGCTAGATACGCCATCCTGGCCAGGTAAATCGACATGATCGATCTGCTCGCCGGTGATTTGTGTTATATACTCAAATAAAACAGCTTCAATGGCAGTTCCTGCATTTCTATAAGATTTAATATCAACACCAAAATGTTCATTATCAATAATATCAGTAACATTAAATATCCC